TGGTGTGCCATATTCAAATTTCATGATGAGATAATTGTCTCTTCAGTTCTACATTAAGAGAAATGAGATGAGAGTATATAAACCTCTCCCACTCGTTACCCTCAAGCAATTTTACCAGATTATCAACCTGCTGTAAAGCAAGAATTAGTTTAGTTTTCTCGTTCATCAGTAACGATCTGGAATTTGACTAAAATCAACCTCACGATTGCCCATCATCAGCGATTTTACATCAGTTGCTTTGTTCAGTTGCTTTTTGTGATAATTGATCACATCATCGATGCAAGATAGAATCTCTTCATACGCTCGTCGTGCATCGACTTTCTCATCTTGGAGGTAATCATCGATGCAATCTTGCATACGATCTTTGCGCTGCGTTTCATACTCTTTCTCCCAATAATCATCTGATACTTGAATGTTAGGGCGTCCTTCAATTACAAATTCATGTCCAGTCATTAGTTAAACTCCTCATTACGGCAACGGTCAAGGTATTCTAGCACTTCAGAGCGCCATTCCATCAACTCATGGAAACATTCTTGGTTGTGAGCACACTGACGCAATTGCGAGTCAGGTTTCAATACGCTTTCGTAGAACAAACCCAGGGCATCGCGTCTCTTTTCGTGCTTTTGGTGATCCATGGTAGTCTATCGTAGTAATAGTATTTTAGATTGTTTTGTGAGGATATCAACGTATCCTCACACTATCTTCACATTTTAGGCAAATTCAGTGGCAGCAACACCTTTGACAAAGATGGCATCCACAACACGCTGGAGACGCTTCTCAGTCTGCTTACCATAGTTGGTGAAGACAGGCACAGTCACGAAACCAGTCTTCTTGCGATAGAACTGACACTGACCAGCAGGGATCTTACCAGCAGCAATGTCAGCAGCATCCTGACGGTCAAGACGGATCACACGTCCAATGGTCTGCGCCATCTCAATCACAGGCAGATTGCGAAGGAGAATAGTGTGAGTCAGACCAGGCACGTTGATACCTTCAGACAGAATGCTATAGTGGAACATGATGAACTTACGGCTGGGATCTTTACCCCAGGCATCAAGAGTGTCAAAGAACTCCTGACGACCAACCTTACGCTTATTCACATAAGCACCGTGCTTGCTGGTGATGTGAAGCACATCATAACCACGATCAGCAAACTCTGCCATCACATTCGTGCCAGTCAGCAACGCCCACAGCACACGAGTGTTAGGAGCAGCAACCAGGATTTTCTGAGCAGCATCATCGTCAAGTTTGGCAACGATGTCAGTCAGCACCTGGCGATCGTTCTCAGCAGCAAGCAGAGACTTGTTACGCTCGATGTCAACAACGTGAGGCAGAATGGTAGGAGGGATGATGCTACCATTGCTGATCAACTCAGGAGCAGGAACATTGATCAACTCACTGCCATACACATCAGTATTGTTCATACTGATAGCACCACCACGATACTTAGGAGTGGCAGTAAGATAGTATGCTTGCTTAGCAGTCAGCGAAGCAGCAGCAACTTCTTTGAAGAAGTCACGGCGAACAGAATTGTGCGCCTCATCGTAGTAGATAGTATCTACATCGATGCCTGCCTCATTGACACGGCGGAGAGAATTGTAGGTGGTGAAGATCAGTTGGTGAACACCAGCAGTCTCACACACAACATCATGGCACTTGATCATATCGATCTTGGTGGTGCTCATGCCATCAACCTCACCGCTGTGAACATGGAGAACTTCCACATTCACCTTGCCATTCAGTTCAGCAAAGAACTCTTCATAGAGTTGGACCGACAGCAGGATGCGAGGAGAGACCACTACGATCGTCTGAGGGCGGTCTGCTGCCTGAAGGCGGCGCAGAGTGTCCAGAATCATCACAAGGGTCTTGCCGCCGCCCGTAGGGCAGGTCAGGCGACCACGATCAGCAGACAGCAGAGCATCGAGCATACGCTGCTGGTGGGGGCGAAGGGTCAGGGTCATGTGGTGCGCTGTTGATGAGAATAGTATAGGGCATGAGAAAGGGGTCTTGCGACCCCCTGTGACAGTTTACTCACTGGTCAGGAAATCCCGCAATGGTTTTGATTTCTTGATACGTTCTTCTGCAATCTTGCAGTATTCTTCACTAATATCGATACCAATATACCTACGTTCAAGCTCATGAGCAACAAGAGTTGTTGTACCAGCACCATTAAAAGGATCAAGAACTACATCATTCTTGTAAGAGAAGAGTTTCAGACACCGTTTTGCCAATTCTTCTGGGAACATAGCAGGATGATTGAACTTCTTCATGCGAGTTTCTGGTGCAAATGACCAGTGACCATTGACATACTCAATAAACTCTTCCTTTGTGATGTCAATATCATTGCGATCACCAGTATGCTTCAGGGTATCCTTACTGAACACCTCAATAAACTCAAATGGATACGACAAATAAGGACAGGACGGAGATTTCCAACTGCCCCATGCAGTTAGTTTCTTCAAATTATTTTTCAACCACAAAATTTCACCACGCCATATCAGACCACGTTCTGTCATCGCAGTTGTGAGACGATGATGAGAAGGATAATACTCCTTGTAATTTGGTTGAATATTGACAATCAAACGACCACCACTCTTCATAACACGAATACACTCATCAAATATACTGACAAGTGTATCCATATACCTCTCTGCTTCATCTTTGTCATTGTGAGTATCATACTCCATGTCAAAGTTATATGGAGGTGATGTCAACACAATATCAACACTCTCGCTCTCCATTTTACGGAGAGCAGTAAGAGCATCAGAACAAATAATCTCATTCATGAAGTTTCAGACCTTGCTTTTCGCCTTTGGTGTAGTAAATAATACGATAAGGAATGCTTTCCTTGCCAGATTCAATAGTTTTTTTGTAAGACTTGGGTTTGATAGACACAGGTTCATCACCAATGTAACCATCAATGCCCTTAGACTCTTCTTCTGGTTTGGCAAGGCGGAAGGGTTTACCCTCAGCAGCTAATTTTAGCACATCAAGTTGAACTTGGAGACCAGAGAACGTTTTGTCAATGATAAGATCTTTTGTCCAGTTGTAAACGTCTTCTTCAGTCAACTCTTCAAGGTTGTTCTTAATACGCTGCACATACTCCCAGATCTTTACAGATGCTGCTTCAATCTTATCTTTGCCTTGAGTTTGATCGTAGTATTGTTCCCATGTATCTACACTGTGATCACAATCAAGATCACGAAACTCTTGAATCATATCAGACAACTGACCAACATTCTTGGGGCGAGTTGCCTGAGAAAAACTATTACCAAGGTTAATAACAGAACCGATGTAGGGAAGCAGGGTCATGTGGTGTGCTGTTGATGAGAATAGTATAAGGCATTGAAAAGGGGTCTTGCGACCCCATGTGACAGTTCATTGATCGTCTACCCGATCGACAGATGCAATGTCACAGACAGGCACTTCATGTTCATTACCAATACGATACCAATGCATCATATAACCATGGTATTCTGGATGTGCTTGGTATTCAGCAGTGTATTCAAATTCACCCAGATACTTTACTTCAGTTTCTGGAATATTATGATCACGAAGCATAGCCTGTAGTTGCAGATGCGTCAGTTCATATTGTGTAGGGACTTTCATACTGTTTCACAAACGCCTTGCTACCATAGCATGGATATCAAAGGTTGTCAAGCAGGTGGTTGTGCTTCTGGAATTGATGCAATAGATCCGTCCTTATTTTCCCAACTAAAAGCACCAGACTGATGCCATACGCGACAATGAATAAAGAATTCTGAATCAATACCAGCAGAAATTAAATCCGATTCATATGGAAAATTAGTTTCTGCGTATTGAATTGCTTCAGCATCAGTATTAAAAACGATGAAGTTATCATCGTCTTTTTTTAGTGGATTCAGTAAGAGACGATCAATTTTTCCCTCATAAAAAGCAACTACATCATCGCGTCTGTCTTCTCTACAGTTAATCTCATAATATAAGACAGCAACATTATTAGTTTGGCAATAATGCTCAATAAATCTTGTAAATTCTAATACTTCTACTACTCTCATTAGCTGTAATTAGCGAAATGTCTCAATATATAATGCTGCAATTCAAATCCTTTCTTAGAAATTAGAACTGGAGCATTGGGTTCATTGAGATATTTATTACACATGTCATGAACATCTCTATAAATTTTTCTCATACGAATATCTTGAATGGCAGATTCAATCCAAAAAACACATGCATGTCTTTCGCCAGAAGTGACAGTATTTACCCTATGTTCAACTCCAGTTGGATACACGATTGCTTTTCCAGCATCCAACTTGTATTTCATTTCATGTGTCCCCACATCAATACAAAGTTCACCACCTTCATATTCTGAAGGGTCATTTATAAAAACAGTGACACTATAATCAGTCCTTAAAGTCTGACCCATTTTCTGAGAGTCAACATGTTTGTTGTAATATGCACCCTCTGGATATTTTGAAAAAATAAAATCTGTTGTTTTATTTCTAAGAGTATGAGTCATTATTTCATAGTTGTTTTCAACTACTTTTTTAACTATTTCATAGCATCTACCATAATAAGAATTTTTTGAATAATGATGGAAATACTGATGTCCTGGTTCTACGGCATCTTTTTCCATCTCAAAGTTATTTTTAATGTCAGTATTATCGTCCATAAACTCCCCATTCGGTTGGGAAATCTTCATCTTTCCGCTGGTGAATGGAGCATTAAAGAATGCTTGCTGTAGTATATTCAGTTCTTTAGAATCTTTTTCAAAAAAATCAATAATTTTAAATTCCATAATTATGATGTTGCTTCATTAATATCGTCAATTGTGTAATTGTAAGATGGACCAGTTGGCAATGAATTATCAGAATCAAATGTTTTAAACTGAACATTAAACTCAAGATTTCCATCTATCTTCTTGAGATAAGCATCAAATTTTTCTTTCATTTCTTGGTACGAAGCATTATTAAATTCTTCGTCACTAATATCAAAGAATGGAAGTTTGAGATATTTTAAAATCTTAGTTACCTTAAGTTTCAATTGCATTGATGCTTGATTTTCAAAATGCTCTGGTACAGAAAGGTATTCAACATCTCTATCTGGATATTTTTCAAAATAAACTTTTGGAGTGATTGGAAAATCAATGTCAAATGCATTTTTACCCATCCATGCAGGATCTGCTGGCATATCACGAAGATACTGTCTAAATTTTCTATAAATTTCTCTATCTTCTTCAGAAATTGGCGCATCAAGAAGTTGAGACCAATCAGTATCAACTAACATACGGTTTCTCAATCCCTTCAGAGAAGAAAAAATTCCTTCATATTGAGTAGAAAGAAAATTAGAAACTTTATCCTTTTCAGATTGAAGTTTCTTAACACGCAACTCACCAAACTTTTTAAGAAGAACATCAGAAAGTTCTAAAACTTGTTTTTCTGACGGATCATTAAACTTGTAGTGTGTAAAAGTATAAGATCCATTACGATAACTCCATACTTTCTTTCTTCTCTCACATGAATATGATCCATCCATGTTGACAGTTAGCATGGTAATTTCATCATTATCAGTCCACCAGAAACTTCCAGCTACAGACTTTATCTCATCAAGATCAGATTCGCTCAATTTCTCTATGGTGTTTTGATACCATAGAGAACCATCTACTGCGTTTAGTTGTATTTTTACTTCTGCCATTTTAGATCGGGCAATTAATGTACCATCCTGTCAAAATGTATTTAGTACCATTGATGGGAGGATTACCACGATGTTGCCATGGCCAAGCAGCAGGCCAAATAACAACGGTGCCTCTCTTTGGTTTTACACGAATGTGCTGATGTAAAAATTCAGTTTCACCTGCTTCGAATTCATCATTGAGATAGATTGCCCAAACAAGAGATCTTTGTGCCATCTCCCATGTACTATTTTCACAATGCCAATGATGATATCCACCTCCTGGTTCAGTTCTCTGGAGTTTTTGATCAAAACTAATCAGTTTTTGACCAACAAATCCATATTGTTCAACATAATGCAAATAACATGCTTGCAAATACTGATTTACTTCTGAATGAAGAATAGCATCAGCATATTGTAAAAGAATAGATTTATCTTTTCTGCCGAGAACTTTATCAGGAAACTGTTTTGTTCCATCCATCATAACAACTTCTTCGTTCCTGTAGTCTCCGCTTGATGCGTCTGTATCTACAAACTTATCAAGTGTTTGCATCAACCTGTCACAAATAAATTTTGGTACATGATCTTCATAAGTTCCAATGAATTGATCATACTTTGCATCAATCAACTCCAATGGTTTAATAGGAATAATTTGAGAACTTGCTCTTAGTGCCATAATACAATCACTTTGTACAGATATTATACCATATTTAGTATGCTTTGATGATGTACTTTAACCTAAAGTAGGGTTGCATCATTGGAAGTTCTTCTGCTGCTTGCAATCTCATTGAGAGAGCAGCATCAAAATCAGATTTTGCTGCTTCCGATAATGTAAAATTACCAATATTAAAGAACACTCCAGCATCATTTGAAACATCAATTGTCTTATTAATTGTAGTTCCTCTATTATTATCATTTGCAAAACTTGTTCCAAATTTTGTAGCAAAAGCACCGCCAGGATCTTGAATATTTACAAGACCAGAACTTCCAGATGTATTATCATTACCATAAGAAGCATATTCTGTGCTATATCCCCAATTTAAGTAATGACTATGAGTTCTCAGAGCTGCACCATATCTGTCAAATTGCAATACACTACCCTGAGTAGATCCCATAAATGGAACAGATTTAGCAGATGCATATGGATCTCCCTCTTTTGCGGAAGTGCCACCCTGCTGTGCATATCTAACCTCATGAAAGTGTGGAGGAGCAGATGGTGTACTAAAAGTTCCAACTGTTCCTGCAGACCAGCTAATATTTCCGCTTATTGTTGGTGCAACAATAGAAGTAACCTGACCAAATCCGTTGGAATTAAATGTACTGATGTTAAAGGTATCAGTAGCAGAACCGCCAATTGATGCTGGACTTGATGGAGTTCCTGGTGTAATTTCAGATGAAGCAGGTAGTTGTCTTACAGTTGTAATTGAATAGATGCCACCCTCTGATCCAGCAACTGTTGGTTGTGCTGTAGTAGTACTATTTCCAGGACCATTTACAGGAGAAAGTGATAATCCTCCTGGTGTATTTCCATCAACAGAACCAGTTCCCATTAATTTTCTTGATCTATAATCAGGAAGATAAAACTGAGTTGCTGTTTCTCCATAAGTTCCACCAATTACTTGATACAATGCATAGTAATCATCTTTGTTAACTGCTCTTCCATCGCAAGGAAGCCATCCTGGATAATTATCATCAATATCCCAATTATTACCCTCAGTAGTAGGATTTGTAGAATCTGACCATCCAGATGGTTTTGGTACACTTATAATAGTGCCAATACTAACACCTACTCTTGATTGAACTTTAGAATAATTAGTTGCCATGTTAGTATTTGATTAAAAACTCTACTGAAATATAAGTTGGAACAAGATCATCCATCTTATATGTATTTTGTTCAACAAGATTAACTTCGGTTACAACATTAAATGCATCTGCCGTAAATGTTGGCACTTGAGTTGTTGTACTTCTCGTTGGGAAAGTTCTGTCAACTGTATGTAAGT